TTAGTATCCCCGATTGGATTCGAACCAATGACCCACAGCTTAGAAGGCTGTTGCTCTATCCAACTGAGCTACGGAGACATTAAAAAAAGAAACAATCCCTCCACGCTCACCGTGGTTTTAGATTTTACTGAACATAGTTTACTGTTCACCTGTTGTGTGGCCACACAGAGCAGGGTCCATCACATAACACTTCGAGGCATGTATCTTATTGGGTAGCTAATCCCAAAAGTCGAAGATTGTCTTTCAACGGTGCTAATCCGTCCTATGTAAGGATGTTTCCTTTGTACTGGGGATGGGAGTCGAACCCACACGGGACTTTCGTCCCAACAGATTTTAAGTCTGTCATGTCTACCATTCCATCACCCCAGCATTTTTTTCACCAACATGTCAAAGAACAACACTACAAATATACGAAAGAATATCTCTAAAAACAAAAAACCCGAAAATCTTTTTTGGATGTTCGGGTCTCGTGAGTTTATAAGTTTAAATTCTTACAGTCATTTGGATTCCGAACTTGGGTGACATAAATACGTACCTCTCCCATTACCACTTAGTGGGTTGTTAGACGGTTGTTGTATGTATACCAAGTTCATCATTGTTTTAATAAGTATATACAAATATACAAAAAAATTTTTAATAGTCAAATATTTTTAAAAAAAATCTTCACACCATATTGGAGTCTTCTCTCCAACGTATGCTCCTTTTACGTTAAATTCAAAATAATCAATTGCATCAATTGTCTCCATATCACGTCCTAAAATGTCAATACATTTCGCAACTGAATAGATTATTCTCATTGAGGATTCATCGATTCCAATTACCGCATCATCGAAACCATCGGCGATAAGTAATTCTTCATCTTCGTAAATTCCTAAGATTTTTTCTAACATATTGGTTTAATTGATTTAGTACTCGGTACGGGAATCGAACCCGTATTTTCCCCGTGAAAGGGGGATGGCCTAACCGTTAGCCGAACCGAGCATTTCGGGACAAGTTCAGGTTAAACTTATAAGTCCCTACTTCTTTCTATCGTTTGAGTTTCAGTTTTAGGTCAGGAAACTCCTTCGGTAAGGAAAGTGACCATAGTCTTCTGGAGAACTAATAAAAACCCCCGATTAGTTTACATTGTTACTTTAACGTCTCAACAATCCCCTCATCGGTGCGAGTATGAAAAAAGACGACCTGCGGAAGGAGTAGGATTCGAACCCACGGTACCCTTGCGAGTACTTCAGATTTCAAGTCTGACGCGATAGACCAACTCTGCCATCCTTCCAATTTCCCTACCTGAGATTACGGTAAGTAGATTTTAACGGGTTTCTCCCACTGTTTCGAGAACCATATCCCCCATAAATGATATTGATAACCCTAAGTTACCATCGAAAAATGGGTCTTTTTCATTAGTGTCTTACCACATAAAAACCTGTCAAACATACTCGGTGGGTTTGTTAATCCCATGATTCCGACGACCTCCTCTTTAAAGTTGTGTGAGGCGACAACTATACCTTTGTTAAGAAATGGTACCAAATCTCGTGAGTATCTCTTACTCATTGCGGTCCCACCGGGAATCGAACCCGGCACTTTGCCGTGACAGGGCAATATTATAGCCGATTAACTATGAGACCATCGGAGCCTCCTGACGGATTCGAACCGCCGACATCCTCATTACAAGTGAGGCGCTCTGGCCAGCTGAGCTAAGGAGGCATTTATTTCAAAGAACATTTCAAATATACAAAAGAAATCTTGAATTACAAAATGTTTTTAAAAATTTGTTGCGGGACCCGGACTCGAACCGGGAACTTCAGCTTATGAGACTGACGAGATAACCATTTTCTACACATCCCGCAATGTTTGGTTGGAATAATAGGAATCGAACCTATAACCTTTCGCGTATCAGACGAATGCTCTAACCAATTGAGCTATATTCCAATATGGGGTAAATAATCGGATTCGAACCGACGACCTTCTGAACCACAATCAGACGTTCTAACCAACTGAACTATATCTACCATATTGAGGTCAATGTTGGAATCGAACCAACTCCGTTAGTTTTGCAGACTAACTGGCCTCCACGACCAAACTGACCTTATCGTACTCTCGGAGAGATTCGAACTCCCAACCCTTTCATCCGTAGTGAAATGTTCTAATCCATTGAACTACGAGAGCATCTTATTTAATTCTTTCGTCCCATTCTTCTTGTGTGCCCAATCTAATTGGAACGAATAGTGCGAACCCATCATCATCCTCAAAATGGTTACAATCATCTTTCATCCAACCAAACTTGTATCTCATGTGGTCAAATTTGTTTGTTTCTTGATTCCATCTTGCTATGGTTGTATTCCTATGTTCACCAATATAAATCTGACCATGGATTAAATCTTTTTTAGGGATTGCACCCGCATCAATTAATCTTGGCACATAGTATTCTTTCCATTCTTTTTCATCTACTCTTGGAAGTGTCGGCACATCTTCAGGATTGTTCAATTTGGGTATTCCGTTTTCCCAAAACTCTTTAATCCTTCGTTCCCTTTCTTCCCTTAGTTTCATTTTCTCCGCCTCAAATTTCATTTTGACGGCATCGATGTTGTCATCTCTTTCCATTGTTTTTTAATTTTAAAGTTTGCACGGGTGGAAGGAATCGAACCCTCTAGACCTAAGTCACGGTTTTGGAGACCGCTGTCCCACCATAGGACTTCACCCGTGTTTGATTACTATTTTTTATGGACTCGGACAATGTTCGTAATGGGATTTTAAATAACTTCAAATAGTTTCTAATTGTTTCACTATCCGCATTTAATTTTTCACCCATTTCCGTTGTTGAGTTCATGTCAACACAATACATCTTCATCAATAAATCTTTTAATTCTTTGATTTTATTATCGAAATCTAAAGTCAAATCTATCTTAAAAATTTTTAAAATTAGATTTCTTCTTTGTTTACCATAAAAAACCCCTTCGTATGTGTAGTTCAAAAATTCTTCTTGTCTATTTAATTTTTTTCTTTCTAAATGGTTTAGGTTATCACTTTTACCTAATCGTTTATTAACTGAATTTTTAATTTTTTCTTTTGTATCCTCTGATTTAAATTTACCATATTGTGAATTTTTTTCACCGGATTGAGACCATGACATCGTTTTACTGAAATCATTCTTTTTCAATTCGTAAATTCTACTATTGAAATATCTTGAGTGTTTTGATGTGGACGAACACATCATTTGAAACGCATGGTTTGTTTTATACCATTCAAAACTTTCTTTCGGAAACATCTCACTTAATAAAAGGTGACAAATAAAATGTTCTTTTGCCGTTAATCTAATTAAATTATTTTTTTCATCATCGCCACCTAAACATTTTGGTAAAATGTGATGTTTCTCACCGTACACATCTTTGGGTAGTTTATTTAACTTTCTTTTTTCAATTATACTGTTATAAATTTTTTTATAGTCCATATGTAAAATATAGACTTTCCTAAACCGTTGTAAAGGGTTAAAAAAAAATTGTAGTCCCTGTCGGATTCGAACCAACGACCCTCTGCATGTAAGGCAGATGCTCTAACCAACTGAGCTAAGGAACTAAGTCAAGGAAAGGAGAAGATGGTTCAGTGGACATCCCCTTTTATGATTGGCGTTACTCTGACAGTTCAAACTCCGAGATAACCACGAACTACTGACACGTTATACGTTACCCATTCCCCAATCAACCTTTGTGTCCCCGACGCGACTCGAACGCGTGACTCCCTCATTAAAAGTGAGGTGCTCTAACCAACTGAGCTACGGAGACAATTTGTGGTACCGACTGGATTTGAACCAGTGACACCCAGATTTTCAGTCTGGTGCTCTACCTACTGAGCTACGGTACCAAATTAAACCAATATGTCAAAGAACATCTTTGTGGACCGTCCCGGGCTCGAACCGGGGATTCGACAGTGCAAATGTCGTGTGTTAGCCAACTATACCAACAGCCCTAAAACAAAAAAACCCCGAGATTTCTCTCGAGGTTCCTTTAATATCGTTTTAAAACTAAACAACTTACAAGACACCTCGAGACATGGCAATATCAACCACTTCCGCCCATTTTGAACAGATAGTAAACGACATTGTATGTGTGTTGCGTGTCATTGAATTTTTTATTTAGTTTTTAAATCTTCTACAAAGATAACAATAAGTATTCAAAAAACAAAGAAAAGTATCAAAAAAGATATAATTTTTTTTTAGACTTGATTTTCTCAAGTTTTTTTTCCTTAACAACTTGCCGGGATATTTATTAATAACCAAACATAAAAACAAACACAAACTACAACTATGAAAAAATTTTTTGGAACGTTATTTAACGATAACAACACAATTAACGAGAAATCAGTAGTCGGATTTTTATCTTTCTTCATGATGGTTATTGCCCTAATCGTTGACCTTGTAACAGGTTGGATGGGTAAACCTTTGGTGATTAATGAATTTATATTCGACGGATTTTTAGTTATTACTTTGGGTGCATTCGGTATCGCATCTGTTGATAAGTGGATTAACAACAAGAATAATAAATCAGAAGACGAAGTTTCTGAATAATCTAAATTATTCTACTGTATAACCATGAGACTTATCAAAAGTATAATCTTTTCTGTGCTATTCCTATGTCCTTTTTTGAGTGTAACTGCTCAGACAGGACCAACAATTTTTGTTGACCCCGTGGTTAACAATATCCGTATTGGTGCCCTTGTCGGTAACAAAAATTTAGCGTTTGGAGTTAGAAACATTGTTCAAGAAATAATAAATGAACAAGACAGTTTAATCTTGGTCGGGGCCAAAGAAGGGGCTGAATACTCAATACAGATTGAATTGATATTCTTTGATATTGTCAATACTAATTCAGGAATTGCTGTATTTCACCAAGATAAAAGTACAACCGTCATTAGAATGAAGGGTGTTCTCTATAAAGGAGGTAAAAAAATAAAAACTGAATTTGGGGAGGGTAAATCGACTGAAATATCTACTTCAACAATCATAATTGATGAGGGAGGTAAATTCAATCAAGAATCCGCAAGTTCCGCAATAAAGAAAACAACAATAAACTTACTCGATAAACTACTATGAAAAAACTAATCTTCGCCCTTGTCGCATTAATTGCTGTATCATCGGCATTCGCTCAAACAACACCGGGTATAGGTAACCCTGTTGCCTATAAAACCATTAAAAGAGGAGACACATTGGATGTGGTGTTCAAATATGACGCAGCACCATCTGTGGATGTGAGAACCTTCCAAGTTGATTTCCAATATAGAAAACAACTTTTTACTCACGTATCAACAACTGTTGATGCAACTGTTAGTAGTATGACCCCCGCGTTGTCTATTAAGTTCTTTAACAACAACAAGTATTCGGGTTATAATGCAACTACCGGTTCATACACATATGCAACTGACACTAACTACACAGTTGCTAGAAACTACTTAGTATTATCAAGTGGTTCTCAAATTACCACAGATACTTTCTTGATACATAACAAATTTATCATCAATAACGTTGCATCAAACTTCGATGCTGATAGTGTTGAGATTAACTGGGCTCGTATGTTCAAATACGATGGTACCACAATTGGTGACAACGTTGCTGTGTTGAATGTAAAAGACATGCACTTGGAACTTTTGGGTAACTTGGTTATCAGTGGTAAAGTATGGTTACCACCTACAATGACAAGTTCTGGATTGAGACCTACTATTATTTGTACGAAATTTAACACAGGTGAATTTGTTTCTTCACAACAAGTGGACACCGCAGGTGTATACTCACTTAATAATGTAGATAAAAATACAAAATATAAATTAACTGTAAGGTTCCCTGTGGATAGTATGACTGTAATTAGAGATTACGGTGTAACCATATCCGATGCGGTTAAAACATATGATGAATATTCAATTACTGACGTTAACCAAACCACATCACACAACTACTTGAAACATGGTTTGGCGTATTTGATTGGTGACGTTAACAAAAACGGTATACTTGATGGTGGTGACCCTTATTTAATTTACGCAAACATAAGTGGACTTAAAAAGATTGACACAACAACAATGATTCACGCATTCCATAAGAGTGTTTACGATTCTTTGGTGTTAGGTGCCAACCAATGGACAGAATGGACAAACCACTTAACAGCATACAACTATATCGTGGATAGTGTTGGTACCGCAAACTTAACTAACGTAGACATTAAGTACTTTGTGTTAGGTGACGTTGATAGAACCTATTCATCTCCTGTATATAACAGTTCAGGTGTGTTAGTTGCTAAGGCGGTTTACAAAGGTAAGTTAGATGTTGAGATTCCTAACGTATCATCAATCGGACAACCAATGTATGTTCCATTTAACATCAACACAAACGGTGACCAAAATTATGGTTTACAGTTTGAAATGAAATACGATAAAACAAAAGTAAGATTTGACGAAATCGTATCTAACTTCAACGGAGGTCCATGGTTACAATATGTTACTCATGATGAGGCTGCGGGTACTATCAGATTTGGTGGTATGAACAACCAACAAAAAGACGGATTGGTTGGTACTCACACTCCTTTTAAAATAAAATTTAGTCCGATTGGTAACACTGATGTTAGTACAAACATTTATGTGAGACAATTAATGGACGCATCAGATAATAATGGAGACCATTTAGAGATAAACTTAGCAAGTCAAGTAACTACACTTTACTATAAGATGTCCCCAATTAGTGTTCCGGGAGATGCTACTGAAATCACCGCACTTATTAGACCAAATCCAACAACGGGTTGGTTTGAGGTTGAGGTTGTTTTCCCTGACCCGAATATTAAGTTAAATGGTAGTATTTATGATATGCAAGGTAGATTAGTGAAACAAGTTGGTGAAATTTCAGGTCAAGGTTCCACAGTGGGATACAAACAAATTGACATGACCGCAGCAAATATGGGTCACTACTATTTAGTATTAAACAACCAAAATAAACAATTAACAAAACAATTTATAAAACTCTAAATTTATGAGCGAAGAAACACAAGAACAGGAAGGTACTTGGTCTGGCCTTAAAAAGACCATCATTGGTGTAGCATCAACCGCAGTATTGGGTGTTGGTACATGGTTAACCACAATGTTAGGTGGAGGAGCAGAAGAGTCTCAGCCAGTTCAACAAGCGGCACCTGTTATTAACATTACTAACAGTAATGCCAATCAACAGCAACAACAACAATCAGGTGGCACAACCAAAGTGATTGAGAGAGTTGTTGAAAAACCAGCAGCATCTGCAACACCAGCTGAAAAACCTAAAGAAAAGAAAAAAGACGATTTTGCTTCTGAAGAGCCAAAATGGTAATAATTTAAAATAAAAAAAGAAATATGTCTAATACACAACAACCAACAGGATTTAAGGAATTATTAAACGCAATGATGAAACGCAGATGGTATATCACTGCGTTAGTGTTAGGTGGATTTATGTTTATCGTGGGCGGAATGTTTTTCGCCATATTTTCTAAATCCCCAATTGAAGGTGAGTGGAAGGAACTATTACTTCTTTTATTAGGTGCGTTTATTGGTTCTTATGGTAAAATCATTGACTATTGGTTCAGTGATACCGATAAAGACAAAATGTTAGTACAAAAAATGGATGAGGAAGATGGTACATCTCTCTCAAACACCGCAGATATGCCAAACACACCACCAAGTTCACCAACATCAATTCAACCATTAGTATTACCAACAAACGACGAAGTTGGACAATCAGTCCAAGTAAATGTCCAAGTTGAGAAAAAAGGTGTTGAAATAGATGAAGATGGAGACGGTGTTATGGATGGATTAGACTTTGACAACGACGGAATTATCGACGAGTATTTTGACCACAGACAGTGTGAACACGTTTGGGGTGACGCTGATGGAGATGGTGAAGAAGAATGTTTAAAGTGCGGAAAAATAAAAGAAGAACACAGTTTATAATATGAAACTCTTAAATAACGATAAAGTAAAACAATATTTGATGCCAATCGGTATTGTTATCTTATGGTTCCTTTTAATGTTTGTATTCGCAAATAAGGCGACTGCTCAAGTTATTGGTAAAACACAAACGGAACAATACAAAGCATCTTTTGAAACCAGTGTCAACATCGACTCTTTAATGGATTATGATGGACCGCAAATTCCAATACAGATTTTGAAAATCGGTATTAGTGATGAGGTATATGAACTATATCCTGAACTAAAAGAAAAGAAAGTTGGTTTGGGTGTTGCGAATATGACACTTGAGTATCTTGAGAATCTTAATCGTTTTATTTTCACCGAGGATAAAACCGAAATTAAAAATAGAATGGTTAAACAATTCCAAGCATCACAGGCAGGGATTTCACAAGATACTTTAAATGGTCGAGGTAAGATACGTTTGGCTCATTATTTTGTAACGATTGAATTATACGATTATTCTGTAAGTGAAGATGAAACGGTAAACATGACAAACGGTGTTAAGAATACAGTAACTACCCGTATTGGTATGCAAGTTCGATTTACAGATGCAGAAACGGGTGCTATTATTGGTGCCAGTGGTTTAGGTGAAGCAACAACAGTAAGAGAATTGAGTTTATTAAACGATGACAATCTAAGTGAAGTAAAATTCAACCAATCCACTATCGGAATCGCAACAAAGAAATCTTTGGACATCGCATGTAGTAGAATCCTTCTTAGGATGATTAAGAAGGGAGTTTTTCCCAACTAATGTCATTTTTTATTATTGATAATTAAAAATTGGGGGGGTTAATGACCCCCTTTTTAATATTTATTATTATGTATTGGAAGACAATAAAGACATTATTTTTTGTAAGTTTTTTCGTCCTGTTTAGTCAGAACGTAAAGGCTCAGGTGTCGGTGCAAACATTCATTGACCCGTGTACAAAAGAAGTGACTCTTTTCACGATTCCATTACAAGGTGGTACTACGATATTTTTCCTAAATAAAAGTAGATTTGTTACCGCCGCGGATGTTACCAACGGAACATTCTCAAACTGGATTAATCAAGCATACATAGAGTACCGTCAAACAAATCCATGTTCACAACAACAAGGACAGGTTACTCAAAACCAAATCACATCTCAAATTATTAGTAGTACCGTACAATCCGTTGTTGGTAGTATTATGGCATCTGCTCAATCTTCAGCAAGTGGAGGTAATTTAAATGCGGGTAACAATAATAAAAAAGATGGGAATAAACAATCTAATGGAAATTCAAATGGGTCAGGAAATAACAATAACGGAGGTGGTTCGTCTTCTCAGGGAGGTGAAAATGGAGGTCAATCCCAAGGTTCAGGAGGAACTACTGGGTCAACTGGAGGAACTAATCCTTCTCAGGGAGGTTCAACAGGAACGCAAGGCGGAAACAGCACAGGTTCAAATAACCCAACTCAAGGGGGAAGTGGCTCGTCTCAGCCACCTGTAGGTGGTTCAGGGTCGAGTGGTTCGGGTACAACTGGTGGAAGTGGAACCGGAGGTAATGGAAGTTCAACAGGTGGAAGTGGTTCGGGTACAACTGGTGGAAGTGGAACCGGAGGTAATGGAAGTTCAACAGGTGGAAATACGGGTGGTTCGGGAAGCACAACAGGAGGTTCTAATGGAACATCAGGTAGTGGTACAGGAAACAATAATGGAAATTCACAACAAAATGGTGAAGAAGTTGGTGCAACCACAACAATGAACAATGACGCTCACAACGATAATGGTAGTGGTGGTGGTAGTTCAGGTGGAGGAAAGGGTGGAGGAAAAAGTGGAGGTAAATCAGGTACCTCTAATCCATTGATTATTTCATCCGATTTAACAACTGCTCAAAACTTAGATAAAACATTTACTCCAATTTTAAATTTAGGAATGAATAGGTCATCAATGACCGGTTTATCGAGTGTTGGCGCGACTGCAATGATTTGGGCAAACCTTAATCAATTTGCACTATCTGCTAAGTGGACGAAACTAAATTATAATAAAAAACAAACAATAAAATACATCCACAACGTAAATTTAACCGGAGTTTATACCTACGGTAATATATTGGCGTTTGTTGGATATAGTGGAATATTAAACGCGGGGAAATGGGGTGTAACAGGATTTAACTTATCAGGTGCGGTATCGATTATTGCGGAAGATAAAAGTGGTTTTTATTCACCATCATTCACTGCATTTTATACTCGACCATTTAAAGTGGGTAAGAAATTAATGGTTTCTCCTGAACTATATGTTATGTCAACACCGTTAGTTTATTCAACAAAAGAACAAGTAACAATAACCGATAGATATTTTAGTGGATTCTTGGGTAGTGGTTTCGATTATCAAATCACAAAAAGATTTAAAGTAAACCTTAACTACAAGGCGAATTTAAGTACTAACCCTGAAATTCCAATTCTATCTTTCTTCTTAATTGGTAGTAAGATTAATTTATGAGAAAATTACTATACATATTATTTTTATTATTACCTGTCTTAGGTTTTTCACAGGCAACATCTGTTAGTCTTGGAACATCGAGCACGGGTGTTTTATCTGTTACCAACAATACGTGGACAAAGGTTGACCCAAATGTAACATTAACTGCGAATGGAACAATAAATGGATTTAGAGTTCAAATATCTCAAAGTTACATAAGTGGAGCGAGTGGTGACCAATTAAGGTCAACAGTTACATTACCTTCAGGTGTCACTGTATCCACATTCAACACAACAACAGGTGTCTTAGTTTTTAACGGAACAACAACCGCAGCAAATTGGCAGACAATTTTAAGGGGTGTTGAATTTAAATCAACTTCGGCAACATGTTATTCATTACAAAGAAGAATTACATTTGTTGCTGGTACTGTATTTTACAATCCGTTAACGGAACACTTTTATGAATACGTGTCAGGAACCACAACATTTACAAACGCCAAAACATCAGCAGAAACTAGGTCGTATTTTGGTAGGGTTGGTTATTTGGCAACAATGTCATCTGAAGCGGAAAACAATTTCGTTTGGAAATTAATGGCAAGTGATTGTTGGTTTGGTGCATCGGATGAAATGAGTTTAGTTAACGATGCAAAAGGAACAACGGCATATGCAAGTCAGGCTGCAGTTGAACAAAAATGGCATTGGATATCAGGACCCGAAAAGGGTACCCAATTCTCTAATGGAAGTACCGCAGTAACAGGTCAGTATGCAAAATGGGCCGGTGGGGAACCCAATAACTCGGGTGGAGAACATTATGGTCAATTCTACTCAGCAAATGCGGGTCAATGGAATGACTTACCTAATACAAACTTGGGTGGTTATCTTTGTGAATATGGTGACATGCCGGGAGATATCACAACAAGTACAACAATATTAACATGTAGTGTTGAGATTAGTGGTGCGTCAAGTGGATACATTTCAGGTGGAGATATTAACGTATGTTCTGGTTCAAATAGTACGACATTGACTCTTAATAGTTATACGGGAAGTATTGTTAGATGGGAATCTTCTTTCGATAACTTCTTTACTGCGGGAACAACTATTAGTTCAACATCTTCAAGTATTACCGTAACGAATTTAACTAAGACAACATATTATAGAGCAATTATAAACTCAACAAGTCCAACCTCATGTACAGGATTGGCAACATCAAGTACATTCTTATCCGTTAAACCAACTAAATCAGGTACCATCTTTGCGGTAAATAATTCAATATGTTCAGGTGGAACCGTTGAATTAACATTATCGGGTCAACAAGGAAATGTAAACAAATGGATGAGGTCAACTGATAATGTCAATTGGACTAACATCACAAATACGACTGTAAATTTGGTTGAAACCTTATCTTCTGCGGGAACATATTACTATAAAGTTGAGGTTCAAACTCCGAGTTGTGGTAGTGCGGTATTATCCGATGCGAAAACTATTACCGTAACATCAGGAACTCCTCCTGTTGGTGGTAGTGTATCGTCTTCAACCCATACGAGTACAACAAACTCAGGGACATTAACTTTAAGTGGTTATAGTGGAACTATTGTTAAATGGCAAAAGTCAACTAACGATGGGGTTAACTGGACTGACATTACAAACACAACCACAAGTAATAGTTACACGAACATCACAACTAAAACATTATTTAGGGCTCAACTACAAAGTGGTACATGTGGATTTGCATATAGTAGTAACGGTACCGTTTCAATTATAACAGAAACGATTAGTGGTACTGTGACTATACCATCAGGATTAACCACTCGTCCCCAATTGAAATTATATTTGGTCGATAGTAATGGTGAAACATTGGTTCAAACTGTAACTGTCGCAACAAACGGAACATATACGTTAAATCCAACAAAATATAACGCAACTTTTAAAGTGGTCCCTACGTTTAATCCTGTATTAACATCGGCAGACTTTGATTTAGTGTTTAACGAGTCTCAAAATGAAAATACACCTAACAATACACCTTCGGGAATATATTTGAACAGCGGACCTAAAATGAGGGCTGGTGACATTAATGATGATGGTGTTGTTACTATACCTGATGCATACCTACTCGGGGCAAATCTTACAGGTATGATTACGTTTGATAACGTATGGTGGTATACGGCATCGGATTTTAATTCGATAACCCCATCGAATTATAAAACAGTGACACCCGTTACAAGTTTCACTGTAAATTTTGTGACAAGTTCTATCACCCTTAACATAAAGTATATTGTTAAAGGTGATTCAAACTTATCTCACTCGTCAAACTGATTGTATTTTTTTGTATAGGTCACAGATTTGACCACAAGTTTCGTAGTCTTCGATTTGTTCAAAGTACGGCATGATATCTCGAACTAATACGATTGATTCTTTTCTTTGGAACTTTAATTCAGTTTCCCAATCCAAGTTATTAATTTTTGCTGAAATGATAAGGACTAATTGTTCCTTGTCTTGTTTTTTGAAGTTGGTGAAAAGTTTTAAAATGTTTTTGTAAATTATAATTTTATTGACATCGTAAAAATCTTTAAAACCTTCGTACTTTCCTTTTATTGATAATTTTTTGGTCGCAACGGCGCTAGTATTCGTATCCATTATGATAAATTTGTTTGGTTCGTTACAAAGGTGATTAAAAAAAATAAAATCTCCAAATAAAACTAAGAAAAATCTTTAAACCGTATGTTCAATCTGAACTCTGATGCAGTTTTGAGGTAGGTGATTAATATGTCTAAAATTGTTAATGTATCCCATCATATTTCCACTACCAATTGCATTTGCGGAATGAACTACAACATCAACAACAGGTTCACCATCCATCCATTGATTAACTAACCATTTAACACAATCCATTCCTGTTTTTTCAGTAATGTTATCGTAATTCAATTCATAATTGTGGTACACATTTCTATGCCATTCTTTCATGGCAGTATCACCTAAATCATGGTCTAAAGAAATCATACTAATGTTCTCTAATCCAATCTCGGTTACTTTATCTACGAACTCTTCGTAAGAACGAACAACAACCCATTGGTCTTCTTCAACGGGGGTTCTAACATCGTCCAAATATATTCTTTGTTTCATACTATAATTTTTTTTACTAATTCTCTTCATCTTTCTTAAATGGTTTAGAGTACGTTGGGTACAGTAATTTCCAAATGTGTTGAGAGTAATCTTTACCATCCAACATATTGAATAATAAGTTTGGGTGTTTGTACTTTTTTGCGTACTCAGCAAATACCGCACGATTTTCAATACCCGGAACTCTGTTTATTATCTTGAATATCCACTGATACTCTTTTTCTAATATATTGAACTGTGCAAGTAAATCATTTTTGGTACTTCTAACCCAATTGTAAAATTCGTCAGGTACTTTATCTAAGATTTCATCCATTGGTTTACCGTCTTTCAAATATTCCCATATATCTCGGTTAGATATATTGGTTAATATTCGATGCAAACGAACATACTCATCCCCTTTGATTTTCATTCGAAAACCATTTTTAAAACGAATTACATATCCCTCTTTATCTTTTGATATTTCTTCTTTCAGTAAATCAAACCCTTCGCCCCATGTTTTATATAGGGTGACAACTTTGAAACCTAAATTATCAATCATGTTGTTTAATCGGATATCTTCATTATTGGTATTACGAATATTAACTTCGTTACCACTTTCTGTGTGGACCATACCTAATAAAACCAAATCTTCAAAATCATAAACACATACAATTCTATTTTCAGGGTAAATGATTTCGAATAAATAAGTGTAGTCGGTATGTAACCGATTATAATCGTATTTCTCAAGTAACTGACGACCTTTAATCGATTGTTCAGATGTAAATGAACCACGGGTTGACAATATCCATTCACCGTTATAGTTAAACAGTATACCTAAAGAACCATCCATTTTTTCGTAAACCTCAAAATACTCATTTGGTATTTCTTCTGGTTTGTGTTCTTCATAGTTGAAGAATTTTTTGAATGGTCTCGCAATGATTTTACCTTCACTATTAGTTACCAACCCACGACATTGCATAGTGATATCATCCCACAATCTTTCATATTGAACTTTTGGTGAATAATTCCAAATGGTCAAATCGAGAGTTGGGTGGGTTTGTTTATGTAACAAACCATCTTGATAATATTTTTCTAATAAATGTAAAAAATCCATTTTTTCTTTTTTTTGGTTGAACTACTTCTGAATAGGAAGGTAAAAATTTACTCATATTAAAGTTTTACTTGGAATCTTTCTTTCATGATTTCTAACTTGTCTTCAGGTACTCCGTGAACATTGGTTCCATTATGTCTATTTTCAACAATAACACTAAAAACAGAATAACCGTACTGTTCTGCCAATTTATAGTAATCTTCCATTTCCCATTCTTGGGTAAATGTGTTTGATACGGCAATTTTTTTAATCCCCTCTCTCATAACATGTTCCGTTCTTTCTTTACACCATTGGTGAGCCAATTTAATTTTTGACCCATCAAAAACGTAACGATTATCTTTTACAAAATATTCGTCCGCCTCGAAATAAGGACAACCTAAAGATTTTGCGAATGTTGATTTACCCGAACCCGGTAATCCTCTTACTAATATTAATTCCATACCTTAAAATTTTTAAATTAAAAAAATGAGCTGTGGTGTCACAATCAATACATTTAACTCACATTTCCACCAATGGTAGTGAGCACTCATTTAATTACTGCTTCACAGTGCTATCCACAGTTTCCTGTGTTGCAGCGGAATCAGCAACAACTGTTGTATCAGCAACAGTTGATGTTGAATCGGTTGTTTCATTTGATGTGGTCGATTCATTACCACACGCAGTAAGTCCCATTGTGAGAATTACCGCAAACAAGAAAATATTTCTTTTCATGAAACAAATATACGAAAAATTCTAGAAATAAAAAAGCCCCGACGGGAATCGGGGCTTAAGGTCATTTTTGTGGGTTCAACCCCACGGACTAAAAAACGAAAGGATTTCGGCAAAGATTTCCTTGTAGATATAAATATATATGATTTTACAAAAAACCTAAATATTTATACCAATTTCTTAAATATTTTTAGTTGACCGTCCTTAAATTTCAATGTTGTGACTTCGTTTTCTTTAATTGAACCTCTCAGAATCTCTTCACTTAGGAAATCCTCACAAAGATTTTGAATAATTCTCTTAATTGGTCGAGCACCGTATTCTTCTTGAGTGTTCAACTCGGCAATTCGAGAAACCACACTTTTATCAAATACTATATTGAAATTCTTCTCTTTTAGACGAGTGAGTAGTTTACCCAACTCGATTTCGATAATTCTATTGATGGTGTCACTGTTCAGTTTATTGAACAAGATAATATCATCAATACGATTAAGAAACTCAGGATTGAACTGTTGTTTCAAAGATTTTTGAATGATTGATTTTCTAACCTCATGTTTTTGTTCCTCACTTGAGTTAGTTGTGAAACCAACACCACCTCCAAAGTCAGACACTTTCTTAGCACCTACGTTAGAAGTCATAATGATGATAGTATTGGTGAAGTTAACCTTTCTACCAAATGAATCAGTTAAATGTCCTTCATCAAGAATTTGAAGTAGGATATTGAACACATCTTTGTGTGCCTTTTCAATCTCATCAAACAGAACCACAGAGAATGGATTGTTTTTAATCTTCTCGGTTAATTGACCACCTTCATCATAACCAACATAACCCGGAGGAGAACCGATTAAACGGGATACGTTATGTTTCTCCATAAACTCACTCATGTCTACACGAATAACTTTGTCGGGGTCACCGAATAACAGTTCCGCAATAGACTTGGCAAGGTAAGTTTTACCGACACCTGTCGAACCTAAAAAGATAAACGAACCAATTGGTTTGTTTGTGTCTTTAATGCCAACTCTATTTCGTCTGATTGATTTGGATATAATCGAAATTGCATCTTCCTGACCAATAACTTTTGCCGATAGTCTCTCTTCTAACTTTAATAAGTTTTGAGTTTCTCTATCGTCTAATTTGGTAATTGGAACACCAGTCATTTGTGAAATAATCTCATAAACATCATCAACACAAACAGGGACTTTATTGTCCTTTTGTTTTTCCAACCACAATGTTTTCTCTTCTTCTAATTTCGCAAGAATTTTACGTTCCTCATCTCTAAGTTTTGCTGCCTGCTCGTAGTTTTGGTTTTTTACAACTTGAATCTTTTTTTCTTTGAGTTCATCGGATTCTTTCTTTAGTTGTTCGATGATTTCAGGAACCTTAGTATTGATTTTTTTATCTGAACCTAATTCATCCAAGACATCGATTGCCTTATCGGGAAATTGTCTATCCGTAATGAAACGACCACAAAGTTTAACAATCGTATCAACAACACCATCTTCATAGTGTACTTTGTGATAACTCTCGTAAGAGTCTTTTAGGTTATTCAAAATTTGAATGGTCTCTTCGTGTGTTGGTTCCTTTAAAACAATCTTTTGGAAACGTCTAACCAATGCCGAATCTTTCTCGATATGTTTTTTAAACTCATCAAAAGTTGTTGCACCTATACATTGAATTTCTCCTCTTGCTAATGCGGGTTTAAGAATATTTGCCGCATCCATTGAACCACTTGCATTACCCGCACCAATCATTGTATGTAATTCATCAATGAATACGATAACATTTGGCTCATGTTGTAGTTCATTTAAAATTGCCTTAATTCGTTCTTCAAACTGTCCTCTGTATTTTGTACCGGCAACTAATGAAGTTAAATCTAACGACATTATTCTTTTTTCCAAAAGATTAGTTGGGCACTCACCTTTGACAATTAACAACGCTAGTTTCTCAACAAGAGCAGATTTACCAACACCAGCATCACCAACAACAACCACATTGTTTTTCTTTTTTCTTGAAAGAATTTGAGCAATTCTTTTAACCTCTTTGTCTCTACCAATCACGGGGTCAATTTTACCCTCTTCGGCAAGTTTGTTTAAATCCCTTGAAAAGTTATCAAGGATTGGGGTTGTAGAACCCTTTTTACCCCTCTTTGGAGTGGAGGTTTGACCCTCTTCGAAAAAATCTACTGCCATTATATAATGTGTTTTTAAAAAAGATAACAAAAATAATTCTAAAAACCAAATGATGACATTTTTTCAGTTAGTATAAAGATATAACTGACATATTGTCTAATTTATTTATTCGGAATGTATTTTGATACGAATATACAAAAAAAAATTAATTATGGTAAAAATTTACAGAGACCCCTTGAAGGATATGTTAGACACATTCTTCGATAGACCGTCCCTGTCTACAACAAGGGAAAATTCAACTAAACTCGTTACAAGAGATAACGAATACGCTGTGTACTTTTCGGTGCCCGGATTAACCAAGGACGACCTAAAGATTTCCATTAAGGATGGATATCTAACCATCTCATTTAAGAAAGAAGATGGTGACAATGTTAATTATTCTTTTGTAAGTTCTTTTAGTAAAACCTATTCCATTCCTGATGATGTAAACGAAAAGGAAATCGCTGGTAAGGTCGAAAATGGTATCTTGGAAATAATTCTCCCAAAATCCAAGAAAAAATCACTTGAACGTTTTATTTCGTTGAATTAAGTTGAAACCCCGAGAAATCGGGGTTTTTTATTTGATATTTATTGTGTATATTATCAGATAAAAAAAATATTATGGGAATCACATCTGAAAAAATTAATGGTCTTTTGATTGAGGTGTCAATAACATCATCTAATCTTAAATCTGCAACATATAATACCGAAGAAAAGACTTTGGTGGTGGAATTCAATAATGGTGCTATTTATCAGTATAACGAGGTACCGTGGGAAATCTTCACTAAATTCCGAATGGCGGAATCACAAGGTAAGTTTTTCAATACGAGTATTTCTAAAACATACAAGTATCAAAAAGTAAAATGAGTTTAATTAAAGAACTAATAGAAGATATTGAAAAGGATAATGATATTGTAAAATCATTCATCCCTAAGGACACATTACCCGATGCAATCTTTTCTTTGAAGGGAGACTCTTATGTTTTAAGGGAGGAGATTAGAGAAAAATTGTTACAGATTTCAAATGAGTTCTTGGAATTCATTGGAATTGATTTTTTTGTTCACGATATCGTTCTAACCGGTTCTTTAGCGAACTATAACTGGTCAAAATATTCAGATGTGGACTTACACATCTTGATTGATTTAGATGAGTTTGATGGGGGTAAAGTTAGTTCAACAGTATATCACCAAATAGTTAAAGAGTTTTTTGACAGTAAAAAGGTGATTTGGAATACAACCACCGATATTAAAGTAAAGAATTTTGAAGTTGAGTTGTATGTTCAAGACGTAGACGAGGAACACTTATCAACAGGGGTTTATTCCATTTTAAATAATGAATGGGTTATTGAACCAAAAAAATTAGACTCTCCTTTTGACTTGGATGAGAAAAAAATACTAGAAAAAGCGGAAGAATACGCCAAACAAATTGACCTTATGGTTAAGAGAGAAGAGATGGGTGAGGACACAACAAAAGAGGTTGATGAATTGAAATCAAAGATTAAAAAGTTCAGACAATGTGGTCTTGAGAGTGGTGGGGAGTATTCTTACGAGAATCTAACCTTCAAATTACTCAGAAGAAACGGATACATTGAAAAATTGATGAACATAAAAACAAGTGTGAGGAATAAGAAATTGTCTCTTCCACAGTAGTAATCATAAATTTTTTCCCTATATGCATGTATTTATAGGATACGAAGAATAATATATTATCAATATTTAAAAAACATGGCAGACTTAAAACCATTAGGAAGTGAGAAACTTCAAGGAGACGACAAATTAAAGAGAATTCTTGAGTTGACTTATTACGGTAATAAATCAAACAACTCATCGGCTAAGGCTGAGTACGTCTCAGAATCAGTAAACGGTGTTTACGGTATCGTCAAAGAAAAAGACGGATATTACGTAAAGAAAGGTTTAAATGAAGGTTCATTAGACTACATTGGTGGTCTATTCATGAAAAATAAAAACAAATTTGGTTCATACGCTGAGGCATTGAAGAGACTTGACCTTTTAAGTGGTCAAGAACAATTACAGGAAGCCACAAAATATGTATTAAAACAAAACAAAACTGCAGAACCTGCAATGCCCGCTGAAGAACCAGCACCGATGCCGACTGATGTTCCATCAGAACCATCTGCTGACGAGGCTCCGGTGACATCTATGGATGATATGGGTTCAGATGTTCCTTCTGATGATACATCAATGGAACCTGAAATGGGTGATGAAAATACACCTAAACCATCTGATTACATGACAGAAGTTCAAAAATTCGCAGGTAAGTTAGGTCAAGAATTAAGAGACCAAAAAGAAAAAATGGAAAGTGACGATATCAAATACGTACTTAACATGATTATCTCAGCGGTTGACCTTGACAAACTTGAAGACGAGGACATCGAAGACATCGCTAAGAAATTCGACAGAGATGAAGAAGATTTTGGTAATGAAGAAGTTCCAGCTGAAGAACCTGAAATGCCAGCAGAAGAACCTGAGGCAGATGAAGATTTGGGTGAAATGTCAATGATGGATAAATTAGAGAGTTTTGTTAATATGCCAGCAGTTCAAGATGAAGAAATTGATTTGAGCAAATACGCTGATTTAGGTTCAGTACAAGAAGAGGACGTAATGGAAATTGACTTGGAAGAAATAAAGAAAGAGATTAACAGAAATATCGAGGAAACTTTAGGTAAATATTTCAAATAAGATGCGTTTAATATACGTCAATGAAATCGGTTCCGATTACAAAGGTCAAAGACAGTACGAATTCATCTTTAGTGAAAGCGTAGAAATTGACATGGAGGAATGGTTTGACGTTCCCGCATCTTCGACAATGACTTCAAAGTCTCCAAGTATTGAATATATTGACCTTGTAGGTCTTTTACGTGACACCGATGTGGTTTTTGAATTGATACAAAATTCTGACTATTTCGGTGTTATTGATGCTGTGGATGGTATAATTGCCATGGCATGGGAAAAATCTAATTTCGACATGGATGAAGATAGAATGTTTTTCCGTTTTGGTGAATCCATGGAATCAGTAGAAAAGAAACTAAAATCAAGAGGTTATACTTTAGAAACCCAAGAATTAAAATTTAAATCGATATGAAAAGAAAAGATATAATCGAAAAACTATTATCTGAAGGGTTTTCTGAGAAGACCCTTTCTCGTATGGGAGACAGAGAACTTTTAGTTCTTGTTAAAACCGTACTAAAAGAAGAAGTTGTTATGGTCTCTAAAAAAAGTCCAACAGCAGCTGCTGATATTGCCAACGCAAAAAAACAAAACAAAACCATCGAAACTTACGAAGAAGAAATGTCAGAAGAAAAACCTTCTGCCGGACTTTCTAAAGAAAAGAAAAGTGAAGTAGTTAAAAAGGTTAAAAAAGGTGAAGATATTGGTAAGAAAGGTAAGGGTTTTGAAAAGATAGTTAAAAAGGCTAAAGAAAGCGGTGCTGATGACCCCGAAGCGGTTGCTGCATCTGCAATGTGGAAAAATATTCAAAGAGAAAATGAAGTTGAGTCTTGGGTTTTAAATTTAGCTGAGGAAAATTTCAGTAACTTCACGAAAAAAAGTGAAATTATGGAAATTATTAGTTCTAAAGTTAAAGAAACCTCAACACCAATGCCAGCAACTAAGGCGAGAAAAGGACACAACGGTATTCCTGAATTTATGAGTTACGACGCAATCGTTAGTAATCAACCATCACCATCTCCGGCACAACCTGATATTGACACACCAACAAAACCGGGAACACCTGAAAAACCTTCTAAACCAAAGACTCCATATGAGCCAGGTCCTGGTACGAACCCTAAACCTAAAGCCATGGGCGAAGAAAAAAGTAAGAAGTAATGGAATTTTCTAAAAAGAATTTGTTATCTTTATTGCGAGAAAATTTAGCAGAGATGGCAATGGATTTTGATAGTGAGGATAGACCTTACCAAGGATTACAAGATAAGTTAGCGCAAGGAGATACTCCTTTGAAAAAGGTACCTATGCCACAAACAGGTGAGGAACCTAATAAAAATTTCCAAGAACTTCTTGCATCTGAAAGATATAGACAAGTTGTTAGTCGTGTTAGAGAATACACGGGAGTACAGGCACCAATAAGAGGTGAACAAGGTATTATGCCTTTGGCACAAATGATGATGTCTGCACACAATCAAATTGTACAAACTGAAAGAGCTCACAGAGCGGAATTAGAACAGTTGGCAATTGAATTGGTAATGAAAGAGATGTCAATCCCTGAAGGAGCATTACAATTTGATGCTAAGATTGTTGGTATGGGTGAAATCGATACTGATAATTTTAACAGAGAGATGGAACAACAACAACCAAATATTGACCCTGTAGATATCGAACAAGATTTGATGGGTGATTTGGAAACAATGACCATTGAAAAGGCAAAAAGAAGATTAATAAACAATATGATTCAAGGTGCATCCAAAAAGGGTCACTACATGTATCATTATGTTGCAGATAAAATTAGAGAAATTACCGGTTCAGAAAGTTTGATTGGTCAGTATGGTATTTTGATGTCAATCAATGATACTCTTTATTGGCAGTTAAGTGATGAAACGATGAAAGCCATGATGGGTGGCGGTGGAGCCGAAGGTTCTGTCGGAGGTAAAGAAGAAGTTGATAGAAATACAACTCCCCCAACTATCGTAGCGAGAGGATTGAACTTCCCTATTTTGGTTCACGAACTTATTAAGGGCGTTATGGAACTATTCGCAATTCAAGGTAGACCAAGAGACGAAGAAGGTAATGAAGATGCTGAAACGTGGTCAGATGTTGAAAGTTCTGAAGATACTTTAGAAAAAGAAATGTGGGATTTACGTTTAGGTCCAGCAATTTGGGATAGAGTTAGAAGACAGTTTCCTGATGAGATTTTAATCGATGAAAACAAATACGAATTACAAAACTATTTGTTGGTTGAAATCTTCAAATTACCGGCTAGAGAATTTTTAGTATTCATGAAGGAAGTTATTTCAGGTTCTGAAAATGGTAAGAGATTGATGAATGAATTAATGGTCGGTGTTGACCAAATGTTTAAAGACCAAGATTATCAAGCAGCAATCGCAGCATTCAATGATGATTTGGAAAATATTAATGATGAAACGGACGATGATGACCTTAGTGATTTCTTAGGAGGTCTCGGAATAAGGATGTCGGACGACGACGAATAATTGAAAGGAGGTTTTTAACCTCCTTTTTTTGTATTTATATATATGAATAATAAGATAGAGCAATTAAAAGAGTATGCTCGTATAATGAAGGATGCTCCATATGCGTTAAGAACTTACTTAACAACATATGACAATACGCAAAAGAAATATGTTCCGTTAGAGTTATTCCCTGACCAAATCCAATTAATCAAGGATTACGAGATATACAACGAAAATATTACGAGGAAATATAGACAGGCCGGTGTTACCACTGTAACCGCAGCGTGGATTTCCAGAAAATTACAATTAGCAAAACCCGATAACCCTGAAAGGGTGTTATTGATTGCGAACAAAAAAGATACTGCAGTGGAGATGGCGAATAAGGTTCGTCACTTTTTGGAACAATGGCCGGATTGGATTAACGTAGGGTTCTCACCTGATAAAAACTCTGAAAGTAGATTTAAATTAAACAATGGGTGTGAGGTTAAGGCGGTTGCGACATCTGCGGATGCGTTACGTGGTTATACCCCTACGATACTTGTTTTTGACGAGGCCGCATATATCGAAGCCGGTGAGGATTTTTGGGCGGCATCTATGGCATCACTATCTACGGGTGGTAAGATTATTCTTGTTTCCACTCCGAATGGTTACGACCCAATTTACTATGGTGTTTATGACCAAGCGATACGTGGTATCAACGACTTCCATATAACCGATTTAAGATGGTTTAAAGACCCTCGTTACACTAAGGACTTACGTTGGGTTAAATGTAGTGACATATGTCATTACATGTTGAATAGAGAACAATATGACGATAACGAGGTGGTACTATACGACTTTGATATTGAAAAATACACTGAACTTGAAGAACAGGGTTACAAACCTTTCTCTTCATGGTTTGAATCAATGTCAAAAAAATTCAAATACGATAGACGTAAGATTGCACAAGAGTTAGAGTGTGACTTCTTAGGTTCGGGTGATGGTGTAATTCCGGGTGAAGTACAAGATAATATCACTAAGAATATGTTACGTACCCCAAAAGAAAAGTACATGCAAGGTACCTTTTGGCAATGGAAAGAACCTATTCAAGGACATAGATACATTATGGGTGTCGATGTGAGTAGAGGAGACAGTGAAGACTTTTCATCAATCAACATAATCGACTTTGATGAAAGAGAACAAGTTGCGGAATATATTGGTAAGATTCCACCCGACGATTTGGCATCAGTTGCATACAAGTGGGGAATATTATATGAGGCGTTTATTGTGATTGATATCACCGGTGGTATGGGTGTGGCAACATCCAGAAAATTACAGGAGATGAATTATAAGAACCTTTATATTGATGGTGTTAATACTAAGAATATTTGGGAATATAATTCTAAGGCGATGGATAAAATTCCCGGATTGAACTTCAATAATAAAAGAACTCAGATTGTTGCGGCGTTTGAAGAACAATTAAGAAAAGGATTCCAAGTTAGGTCAAGTAGATTAGTAAACGAATTAAACACGTTTGTTTACATCAACGGTAGACCTGACCACATGAAAGGGGCTCATGATGATGCAATTATGAGTATGTCGATGGCGCTTTACGCCGCTGATATGTGTTTTAGTCAATTAGAAAAAAACGAGAACGCAAATAAGGCGATGTTGGAGTCATGGACAGTATCTGAAAGAACATATGAACCAAATAAGTCTTTCTATTCATATGGAACCGCATTTGACCAAATAGGTTCGATGGGTACTGACGTAAACGGAATTCAACAGTTACAGGGTCACGCAACTAAGGACCATTACAGGGAATATTCATGGTTATTCCCCAAAAGGAGATAATACGACTTTATTATCCCCCTAAAATTATTTATATTGTAAAGAAAACTATTTATATACATGGCAGATAATAACATAACTGTATTTCAGAGATTAACCAAGATGTTTGGTTTCCCGGGACAAGTAAAACCTGAGGATACACCGTCATTTAATTTCTCAAGAGAAGAAATACTTAAAACCAATAGTAGGGAAGAATACGAAAGGGCGATGTTACAGGCTCAACAGAGTCAATACGTTGCCGACAAGTGGACAAAACTTGAACAATCACTATATAACCAATCGGTTTACTACGAACCAAATAGAATTTCCGCATATTATGATTATGAATCGATGGAGTTTACTCCTGAGATTTCTGCGGCATTAGATATCTATGCAGAAGAGTCTACAACATTATCTGAGAAAGGTGAAATCCTCACTATATTCTCAGAATCCACAAGAATTAAAACAATACTTGAGGACCTGTTCATTAATCGTTTAGATTTGAACACAAACCTACAAATGTGGGCTAGAGGGGTATGTAAGTATGGGGATGACTTTGTTTATTTAAAAATTGACCCAGAAAAAGGTATTGTTGGATGTCAACAATTACCAAATATTGAAATTGAAAGAATAGAAGGAGCATCTTCTAAGACACCTAATCAACAAGATGTAAAAACTCCATCAAGGGAATTAAGGTTCCAATGGAAAAATAAAGATTTGGAATTCCAAGCATGGGAAATCGCTCACTTCAGATTATTAGGTGACGATAGAAAGTTACCATATGGTACATCAATGTTGGATAAGATTAGAAGAATTTGGAAACAATTACTTCTTGCCGAAGATGCGATGTTGATTTACAGAACAACAAGAGCACCTGAAAGACGTGTATTCAAAGTATTCGTTGGTAACATGGACGATAAAGATATCGAAGCGTATGTACAACGTGTTGCGAATAAATTTAAAAGAGACCAAATAGTTGATAGCAGAAACGGTCAAGTGGATATGAGATATAACCAAATGGCTGTTGACCAAGATTATTTCATTCCTGTACGTGACCCAGCACAAACCAATCCTATTGAGACTTTACCAGGAGCACAAAACTTAGGTGAAATTGCCGATATTGAATACATTCAAAAGAAAATGTTGGCGGCACTTCGTATACCTAAGGCGTTCTTAGGTTTTGAAGAAGTTGTTGGTGATGGTAAAACACTAGCGTTAATGGATATTCGTTTCGCCAGAACTATCAATAGAATTCAAAAGTCTATGATTCAAGAATTGAACAAAATTGCACTTATGCATTTGTATCTTCTTGGATTGGAGGATGAGTTAGATAATTTCACATTATCATTAACTAACCCTTCTGCACAATCAGACTTATTACGTATTGAACAATGGAAAGAAAAAATCACCCTTTATAAAGATGCGACTTCTGACCAATCACAAGTTGGTATTCTACCTGTATCACACACATGGGCTAAGAAAAATATTCTTGGTATGAGTGATAGTGAGGTTATACTTGATTTACAACAACAACGTCTTGAAAGAGCGATGGGATTTGAGTTAACAAATACTCAGAATGTCATTAAACGTTCAGGTGTATTTGATGAAGTGGATTCTAAGTATGGCGTTCCTGAAGAAGAAAGAGAACAAGGTGGCGAAGCACCGGCAGGTGGTGGAGAACCGGGTGGAATGGATATGGGTGGAGGAGCGGAGACTCCCGCACCTGAGGCACCTCCGGCAGGTGGAGCAGAACCCTTAGCGGAATCATCAAAAAAACGTAAAATATTGGGAATGTTGGGAGATAGTGAAGAGTTTAACGACTTATTCGATATGAATAAGGCCCAACAGAATATTTATGAAATAGAAAATAAATTAAAAGATATACTAAACGAACAATAAGAATGTCAAACTTTGGTAATGTAAAATCAAAACTGTTAAACAAGTTAACAGAATCTTACACTTCTGATAAAAAATCAGATGTAAAGGAATTATTGAAACAAATTAAATCAGATAAGAACTTGTCAGAAATGTACTTGTTCTATGAAGATATTGAAAATAAACACATCTCAAGTATCGATACTGCCAAGTTGTTCGTTGAACAAATCGAATCATTGTTGATTGAAAAATCTAAATTGATTAAAGAATCATGCAAATCTTTGAATAAAGTTTTGGGTGATGTGTCAGTTGAAAAAAATGAAATCTATGAATGTTTAGATATCATTTCTGAGGAGAACACTCTTTTAAATGTTGAGAAGAAAGTTGAGTCTAAACAAAGACTAATTTCTCATCTTACTAAAAAGAAATCGTCTCAAGTGTCAGAATCAACCCATACCGATAACCAATCGTTATTAAATGCGGTTTTGGTAAATAACTTCAACACTAAGTTTGTTGATTTTATGAACGATGACCAAAAGGATATGTTTAAGAAAATCGTTTCTATGAATGAAACGGAATTAAAATCTGAAATGGAAACATTGAAAGAAAGTATCAACACTAAGATTGACTCTCTTTTGACCGAATCAGACAGTGAACTACGTGATAAACTAACTAACGTTAAAAACGATGTTAATGAATCAGTAGCGTCAAAATACAACTATTATAGACTAACAGAATTGAAGAATAACTTGGATTAATCCTCGGGATTGTTCTTACTCTGTTTGTAAATTGCCTTTAACTTCTCACTTCTTTTAACAACTGAAGGTTTCACAAATTGTTGTCTCTCTCTTAGTTGTTCAGTTTGTTTAGTTTTCTGAACCTTGAATTTGTACTTTTTAAGTGCCACTTCAAGGTTTTTTTCTTTTGATACGTTGATGATTATCATATTCTTTTTTACAATTATAATGAAATTATTTTGATTTCTTGACTTTTTTTTGTATATTTTAAATACACCATAAAATAACTAAGTATGATAATATTAAATGAAAAGAGGCAAATTTATTTCAATTGGTGTCCACAACAATGTTAAAATAGGATACGGTACAGTTGATTACAAAGACCTAAAGACAATCTATATCCAACTAAACTCATGGACACAACCCGATACAGAGGATTGTGACTTCGATAGATTGATTTCCAAAACAAGAAGACAAATAAAAGAAAATATCTACAATTTAAACTGTGAATATTTTAAACCACAATCAATTGTAGACTTAGACATAAAGACCAGCGGTATTAAAACCAATAAACGGTCATTTATGGATTTAGAGATTACTTTGTACGTTGAGAAGTATTTTGATGTAAGGTCAAAAGAAATAAAACAAATAGTTACGGACTTATCTGAAAGACTAATTGATAATGTTTTAACCGACGAAACTCTTTTTAATTTCAGCGAAACAAAGAATTAATGTAGGAACGGGGTATTTATTATGAAAAAGATAAATGAAAATACTCGGACCTAATGAAACCGGAAAAGGAATATTAATCGAATACGACGCCGGTCACGTTTCTCCAATAGATAATCAAAGAATTATATCCGAGATGAAGGAAACAGATTTCTCTCAGGATATAATTCTTTATGCCGTTTTACAGAAATATGATACCCCTAATAAGAATGGTAGAATATATCCCGAAATGTTACTTAAAAGAGAGAACGAAAAATATCAAACTTTAATTAAAAAGGGTGGAGCATTAAACGAACTTAATCACCCATCATCATCTCTTATTGATTTAGACCGAGTATCCCACTCTATTCTTGAAACTTGGTGGGATGGTAAAATCCTAATGGGTAAAATAAAATTATTCACTTCTCCAGGTTGGAAGAAGATGGGTATTGTTAGTACTAAAGGTGACCAAGCTGCGATGTTACTTATGAACGGGGCAACGTTGGGTATATCGTCAAGAGGTGTTGGTTCCTTGAAAAATGTTAAAGGTCAGAATATAGTACAGGAAGACTTTGAACTTGTATGTTACGATTTAGTATCGTCCCCATCCACTCCCGGTGCTTATGTATTTAAGGACCCAAGTGAGAGAGATAACTACCAAGAATCTATCCAAGAGACACCCGTGCAGGTGGACAAAATGAAAAATCTAATGAGTAAGTTGGATAGTTTTTTATCTAAATAACCAATTTATTTAAGATTATAATACCGTAAAAAGTACTTTTTTACATAATCATAATATTTATAAGAAACTAATTTTTTAAAATGAGCGAAAAATCTATCCTAGAACAAGCGTTACTTCAAGTACAGACACTTGAAGAGGCAGTGAAAGCAAATGCAAAGGGTATACTTGCTTCTACCATGAAACAAGAACTAAATGATTTGCTAAAAGAATCTATGGAAGAAGAGGAAGAGGTTGTTAATGAACAACCCGATTCTGAAGAAGAGCCGCAAGATGATGTACCAGCTGAAGCTGGAGATGACGAAGAGGGCCTCGATAATGATGAGTCAGGTGAAGAATCATCTGACGATGAAGAACTATCTAAAGACATTGATTCAATGGATTCTGAAGATGATATGGAAATGCCTGATATGGGTATGGATATGGATTCTGAAGGTGAAGAGGAAGAAGATGTTGTTGACATGACTGATGCAGACGAAGACGAAGTATTAAAAGTTTTCAAAGCAATGAGTCCTGAAGATGGTATCATCGTTAAGAAAGATGAGAATCACATTGAACTATCTGATGGTGATGACGAATACATCATCAAGTTAGAAGACGAAACTGAAGAAGAATCATTTGACATGAACGAAGAGGAATCTTCTGAAATGGCCGATGATGAAGAAGTGGTTTACGAAATCGAACTTGACGAACCAATGGGTGACGAAGAAGGAGAAGAATCTTCTGAAGAGGAAGTATCTGAAGAAAACTTTGACGAACCTAAAGAAGGTGATGTTGACGAAGCTGCTAGAACTAAGTGGAATGCACATGGTGACAAAGCCGGAGCGGACAGAACAGGTATCAAAGGTAAAAAAGTATTTGCGGCAGGTGCAATCAACGAAGAAGTTGAAACCTTGAAAAAACAAAACGCTGAATACAAAAAGGCCCTTGTATTGTTCAAAGAGAAACTTAACGAAGTTGCTGTGTTCAATGCAAACTTAGCATACGCTACACGTTTATTCACTGAGCATTCAACTACCAAACAAGAAAAGTTAAACATCTTAAAGAGATTCGATTCAATTTCAACCTTGAAAGAATCTAAGAACTTGTATAGTACATTAAAATCTGAGTTTGAAGTTAAAAAACCAATTTCAGAATCAGTGGTTGAAAAAATCACGTCAGCACCAAGTAGTTCTTCTTCTACCGAAGTTTTATCTGAGTCTAAGGCTTATGAAAATCCTCAATTTAGAAGAATGAAAGATTTGATGACAAAAATAAAATAAACATAAAAATAAAAAACCAAAAAAAATACTAAAATGGGAGCATTATTAGAATCAGGTATGGTTGGTAACATCGGTCTTAAGCACCTTCGTGTTATCAAAGAAGATACCATCAAAAAATGGGATGACTTA